ATTCGGATTTTGCTGTTGCCGTTGAAGACACGTAGTAGGGGTTACTTCCTAGACCCTTGCCGGCAGTTCCTATTACCAGAAGCCGAGGACCGGGTGCGATGGCTTCAGGAGCAAGATTACCATCTTGTTTATAAACAATGACTCCAGCGAGATTCTCATACTGAACGTTTGTATCAGTCATGATTACCCTCCTCTAATTAGTAGATACATTAACATTCAGCTCTATAGTTTTTAATTCTTGAGAGCCAAATTGATATGTATCTTCAGTCCTAACAAAATAGGACATAGGATATTTAGTTAATAGTATTTCGCCAATTTTTACTTGTTCCTTATCTCCGACTCCTTCTTCGATAACAATACTTATTCCATGGACGCGAAAATACCAACGAAAACTGTCCATTACATTTTCTAACCACAACACTCGTTTGAGTGCTGTATGATCATTTCTAGCGTATATATTAAACGCTACATGGTTATCATATACACGACCCATAGTAACTAGCTTTTCGCCTAGATGCTCTGGATGTTGTTGTATGCTTCTTACATGAGAAGTGACTTCTTTAACTCGCGCATTACCTATCGAACCTCTGCTCCACTGACCAGGTGTACGACTTTGTAAAAAGAATGTAATTGCCTCTGTGTCAATTTCCTCAGGAGGATCATGAGACAGAACCAACAGTCTTTTGTCGGCAGGAACATCATCTGAGTCCTGCCTAACTGTAATTACATCTTGTACTAACTCAAAGAACTCCAAAATAGTTTGGAATCCAGCAGATGGAGTAGTTGAAGAAGTACCGATGTTATTAATATAGGTGTCAACCATAGTATTAATATCAGCTTCAGATCTGCGACTAGTTCGACCAATATCTGGGATATTAGTTATATTGTCGATTCGTGACTTCATACCAGACACTCCACTTGCGTTGTAGTTTAGCTCTTATCTGTAAGAACTCTACTCTTCCATAATCAGCTCTAAACTGATCAGCACTTATAATATCATATACCTTCAAACGCTGTACTGGCTGAACCGGTGTTCCGTCGTTATCAAGTACGATTTCTATAATAAAATCACTAGGTGACACGTCTAGAGAATACTCTAAAAAAAACATATCACTTTCGTATTCTTGTACTCTACCTTCTACTTTTCTAAAAGAATCATCATTCTTATAATATACTATTTCGTACTCATCCCAAAAATAACCATGTCCATGACAGTATCTACAGAAGAAATCTTGATCAGGTTCATCAGTTGCCGTATCACGACAAGGACACCTCAGAAGATCACCACTGCTATCTGCTCTCATTCTTCGCAATAAACCCTTCTTGCCTTTTGCTATTTCTCCACTTGAACCATATAATAGATCTTCCATTTCTGAACGCAGATCTAATTCAATGCCACTATTGGACGTTCTATAAGGGTTTCTTATATTCCCAGCCATTATCTGCGCCTAAAAGTCTTCAGGTCTCTACGACCAGAATGGTATCTTTGAAAGTTGCCGCCACTACGATTACTAGCAGTGCCTAGCCCAGAAACAGGTTCCCATGATGTAGGCTCCCATTGACGGCTAACAACTATAGCGTCATCTGCAAATTCACCTTTGACAGTTACCTGTGGCCTTAAACTAGTACCTCTAGTAACATCTCCACCAGTTTGCACTGATGTTTCCCAGCCAAAAGCACAGTCTTCAAGCATTCTTAATAAGTCACGAAGTTGATCTGCGCCTCCAGCTCTTGAAATACTAAGTTCCCCAAGACGCTTAGAGAGCTTATCTCCAATACTAATGTCACCCAACATTGCCCTAACCAGTATCATCTCAGCTAAGCATGTGGTATACTGCCGTCTAGCATTTCTAAAGTACACAACATTAGTAATATCGTTATTAAATGTATTTGCTGTAGTCTGTAGGCTGGCCTCGAGTATAGCAAACATGATTGTTTCTTGTGGTACATTGGTTAGTAATGGTCCGAGATCAAGTCTAATTCGTCTTTCATCAGAATACAACACAGAATACGGAGTAGAAAAATAAGACTCATATTTAGAACCCAAGGTATTACCATCTGTATCTGCCACAGTTTTAGCTAATGTAAGTACCACAATGTTGTTTTCGTATAATTGTCCAGGATCTAAAGAAATTGTGAGTATGTTGCTAGATACTGAAGCTGTGAAATCCAATTCGCCAGTTTCAGTAAACATAACATCGTCACCATTAACAGCTAGTCCCTGTGCGTCTATGGCAGTGCCAGCTAAAGTAGCAACATCAATATTGTCGGAGAAAGTCACTACTATATCTTCGCCTGCATATGGATCAGTACTAATAGCAACTCCATACTCTCCATCTTCTGGATTAATATCAGTTACAGAAAATGCAGATACCGCACCGGCACCAAGTACATTGCCAGCAACACTAGTAATGCCAGAAGTAGGGGTAGTAGAAGGAGGGGTAGCTATAGCACCACTCCCAGTAGTAAAGGTCCATCTGTAGTTATTTGGCAGAACTAATGCTGGAATTACAACTACTTGGAACTGATCACCAATAGTAAAATTACCATCAGGGTTACAAGTAATATAGACGCCATCTTCTAATTCTCGAGTACCAGTAGAAGTTATGCCACCATACGTAGTAAGTGCATCGTCAGTCTTCCACCATATGTATTCTGCATCGCCAGTTTGTCCGCCGGCTGTAATTTCAATAATATAAGTACGATTGCTAGAACCAGTATAGCCACCTTGAAAGGTTAGCCTGCCAGTTCCAGAACCTGTAAAAGCTGTATCAAATACTGTTCTAGTGCGGATACCAGTATCTAAAGCATCATTGGGTGCGTCGTCACCCATTACAATAACGCTATATTCTACATTGGGCTTAAGTGGTTTGTCTGGTGTAAAGATTGCGACTGTTCGCCACAGACTACCTAAGCCAGTGAGGTCTTCTACGTCATCCTCTACGAGTCCGCCAGAGGCATCTTGACAAGAAAAACTAATTGTACCTTTAACATAACCCTTAAAATATGGAGACGACAATATATCTTCATCATCGAAACCAGGTTCGTCAAATGGTGTAACATCAATTGGTCCAAATACCGGTGCTTCATCCGGTCCAATAAGAACAAAGGTTCCTGTGTTGATGGTATCTTCATCCATCTCTTGATCAAAGATTACTCTTAACTGATCTCCTACAGGAATGCCTCTGGCTAAATTAGAGGGATATACGTCGATAATTTGAGGAGTTGTGGCCATGTTTACTCTTCCTCGTAAATTTCAAAGCTGTCTGCCAATTGTATTTCCATTACTTGAGACGGAGCTTCTGACACGTATTGAATAGCCTTAACTTGGTCTTCAAAATCACGTGCTGATCTCATAGCCTTTTGTCGCCTAGCTTCTTTTCTCAAGTTTTTAATAAAAGCGAATCCATCTTTAATGGATATTGTTTTGCAAATATTTTCAAATATCTGAATGTTATCTTTGATTTTAACTGCTTCTTCAGGAGTTGGAGGCCTATTCATCTTTTCTTGAAGTTCTTCGACACTCATATGTTCTACATCTTTACTCATCTTAATACTCCGAAATTTTAGATTGAATTGTAGTCAATACACCATTTCTATTTTTACCTTTTTCTTCTTCTTCGTAACAAGCATGTAATAGCATAAGATTATCATCTGTATTATTTAAGGCCAATAAAGATTTCTTTATTGTATTCCCGTTTCGTTTCAGTAAGATACGCGCTTCGTCAAAAAACTCTTCTTTGATAGCCCCGTCTTCTTCAACTTCTGTCTCTTCTGTCTCTCCACCAACTGTAACAGAAACCATATCTGGTAGAGTTTCAGGTTCTTCCTCTATGTCTTCTGTACTTACAAAGTTACCATTAATCATGTTTACATCTTTTAGACTACCTTTTAATTGTTTGTTGTCCGCATCTAAAAGACAAATCTCGTGATGTTGAATGGATCTGTTTATGATGTTTTTTTGTAATTCAGTTAGCAAATCGATATCTACTACTGGGCTAACAGTATGCTTGTCATGAAGCCGGATAGGAGGCATAAACCAAAATGGGCAAGAACCTCTCAGCTTCAATTTAACGAGTCTCATTCTCAAACTCCTTGTTTGATTATTACTAATAAAACAAAAGGGGAAGAGGAACTCTTCCTCCTCCCCTTTCGAAAGCTACATTACAATGAGAGACGATTACAGACCGCTAATAGCTGTCGTCACATCCAACTCACTTAGAGAACCAGCAGCAGAAATAGTAGCAGTAACTGGAAGTGCAATCTCGTTGGCCTTGATTGGGATGTTACGCATAACACCAACAGCTAGACCATCCTCGTATACTGCAAATCCATATCGTTCTTTTAGCTTTACCTTCATGATGTCTGTGTGCCAGTCTTCCATCTGATCAATCGAAACATCTTCGTCTACAATTAGAGCACCAAGATTTGAAGAATCAAATATCATAATGTCACAGGTGTTGTTGTCTGCATCATAATCAACAAATGGAGACACCAGAACACGCAGAGGATAAGGAAAGTAACTAGGAACGATTGCAGGACTATTAAGATTTTGGTCAATCTCATTAGCATTTGAAGCATTACTAGGTGTTTCACTGGCTGCATTACCCGAAGGAGTAAATTGACCGGTTCCACCTTGTCTGCCCATACCACTTTGATTGGCTGAATCCCAAGGACGTCCTTGCTTTGCCATATTATGGTTTTGGAACCATTGTCCATTGCCAGTATTCTTGGCAATTGTTTGCAGGAAGGGATCTATCATCCACATGGACCATGCCAGTGGGTGAAGCAGAATAGTATCTGGAGCATAACCCTGCATCATAATATGACTGTAGGATTTCAGAAGGTCTTCCATACGACAGGAACCGTTACCAGCACCTGTAATAGCCCGACCAGTACATGTTCCATATACAGATTCAGTTGGGGTTACGTTATCAAATAAAGTTACGCCCATACCAGAGATGAAATCCATACCCTTTTTCTCTTTATGACGATCAAGACCACGTCGGCCAGCACGGATATGCATGTTAATAAGATCATACTGAGAATACTTTTTCATTTCTTCAGTAATTTTAAACATGATACCTGTTTTACCAACATTCATCGTTACACTACCGGGTGAAACGTTTAGGCCTTGCTCTGGATAGGTCTGACCTTCTGCAAGATCGAACGCAACCATAGCGCCAAGAGCTGGGAAAGTAAAACGTGCGGCGGGAGTATATTGAACTCTATCAAGGAGAGACGGAACGATAAGCATAGGCTCAATTGGTTCACGAGCAATCTCCTCAATAACTTTTGGCATCCATATAGCTGCCTGTGGGGTGGCTATTAGGTCCTTGAACTCAAGACTTTGCTGTAAAGGTACATTCCATCCATGGTTCATCCACGTGTCCCGATATAACTCATAGCTATCGCCAAAAGTTTTTGCGGGATCAAACTGATTAATCATTTTATTATTCCTCCTCGATTATCGCATAATAAGGTTAACGATTAGCATTCTTTCTGCTGAACCGGTATATGTTAGTTGATCACTACGACCACCAGTGGCAGAACCAGGAGTTCTCATATTGGCAGCAGTATACCCCGAATAAGCAGTATGTACACGTTCCAGATAGTCACGTGGATACTCATTGACACCGATAACTTGTCCTACGATACCGTTTTGATGATTTTGAACTGCTTGCTCTAACTGTGTAGAAATAGCAGCGTCCGTACCAGCACCGTAATCTGGATCTGCAGCGAATACAGCAAACGCAGCGTCGTAACCTTCTGCAGTACCAATATCAAGTTCTGCCTTGATTAGATTGCTACTAGCGTCATATGTTAATAGGTCTCCATATTCCAGGTCGCCAGTTGCACACATAAAAGTATTACCGGCAGATGCTACAGCAGAGCCATAATGGTAATAAGTAATGGTAGCAGCAGTTGTCCATGGAGTTGGAATTGCATTTCCGCCAGACTCAAAGACAAACAGAAGACCGAGGTCTTTGTCTACAAAATAATCTCCTGCAGCGCTAATTGCGGTTACGGCAGATTTCTTGGCGAGCAGACCAGCTACAGAAGCAGCCATTGTGGTCTCAGCAGTATCATCTGATAGTGGGTAATTCAGGAACATATAACATACCACATCTGCGCCAGCGGCAACAGCAGTGGCATACTTAACGAGTTCATGAATTTGAGTCGAATTAAACCAACCAGCAGCTCTGGTTTGGGTACCGTCAACATAGTCTTCTAGAAGACCATCGGCTCCACCAGTGCGGTCATTGGCCATTGTCTCAGTAGTTGCTACATTCGGGACTACAGGTACCGTAATACAATAGTCACACGTAACAGCTGCCAGAGCTTGTGGGCGGAAGTTGTGCTGATATAATTCAGCTGGATTGTAATGATCTGGGCCAGCAGCTTTCCAATAGTTGTAAGATGCTACGCCAATGGGCTTGGAAATGAAATCCATAGCCAATTCAGTGGCTTTAATCATTCCGCGTTCTTTTAGTGCTTGAGTAACTTGGGTCTGGGTATAAGTAGTTGCGGCTGCTACTGCTATACCTGTAGTCAAATCGATTACATTTTGATCAACATCGGCCTGAACATAAGTGAGAATCGTAGATCCACCAGCCACATTCCAGGCTTTACGAAGCCCAGCGGGGACTAGATGTCCGTTACGATCTTCTCCAACTACCTTACCAGCGGAAACTACAATATAAAATTCTAATTCTTGGTCGTACCGCTGAGTGGGTAGCCATGGTGCGGCAAATGACTCAAAATGTGGTCTCTCGGAATGGGAGTACTCTACATTTGGAGTAACTCGGCCCATTCTGTCCCATACTTTGTGATTTGGAACATATCCACGTGGAATTGTCATAATTGGTTACCTCCTAATTAATTACTCAGTGGTATCTTCATCCACTGAAAGGCTATCAAACATTAAGTCGTTCGGGAACAACTTGCAATTTATCATTGTAGCATAAATATGCTTTGCATCGGAAATTTTACCATCTTGAATTAATAGCTTAATGCTATCGATGGCCGTCAGAGCAGGAGTGGACAGTCCAGAAGGAATGCCTCCACCATCATTATCTGTATTAACAGTCGGATCTTCAACGGTTTCGCCGCTTGGATCTTGTGTCATACCGTCATTTAGCTTAGTTGTCACTGTATCTAGGTCAAAGCCATCAGTAATGGCTAGTTCCAGTTTATCAAGAGATTTGTCTTTCATTTCCTCTTTAGCTGTATCTAGACTATCATATTTCTTATTTAAAACCCCAATTAATGCAAGTTTATCAACTTTTTCTGCACGCAAGGAGGCTCCAAGTTCAACATATGAGTCTACTTGTGAGGCATAGTCAGCATAAGAACGTTGTAGTTCTTCACGAAGAATAACTAAAGTATCCTTAAGTTTCTCGGTTTCTTTCTGTGCTTCAGCCATCTTATCAGCAGCTTTTTGAACTTTTGCTTCGTGGAGCTGACACTCTTTACATTCGAATGCCATTTTCTGACCACGGTCAACTAGTTCTAGCTCTGCGGCTAGATGGATGTGCCTAAGCTCATCATCTTTCATTGTCTTGAGGCTATCCTCAGCACATGGAAGAAGTTCTACCTTTGGTGGATTTTCTTTGCCATCGGAAGTTTTGCCATCGCTGCCATCGCAACCTAGAGACTTCGCTTTCTGAGATACACAGGCAAGAATATTAGTCTTGTTGCCTGGACCCTTATAGCGACCGACTAAACGCTTAGCAGCAGTAACATGAGCACAATCTGGAACTGGGAACGAACGATCCGGCCCACAGAATACAGACTTGGGTAAACCTGTTCTGGCCTGCGAACTAAGTTTCTTATCACTTAATTCAAGCTCGTCAAGCTCTTTTTCCATTTCTGCATATACTGCATCTGCGTCTACTTTTTCATCGGCTGTCTCGAGATCTTCAAGAGCATATTGGACTGCAGTCTTTTCATCAAGCTCAGCTTCTAGTTGATCTGGAAGAACATTGTCATCATTATATAATGCAGAGATCTTCTTTGCATATTCAGTAATGACCTTATCATCAGCATCATCCCTAAGCTCCTTGACGATAGCAAAGACATTCTTCTCGGCATCTGAAAGAGTAATTGTTTCTTTCTCAGCAGTTTTGCCCATATCGTCCTCCTTGAAATCTTTAAACTCGAAAGTGGTTTCAGTAGAGTTAGTTGTTTTATCTTCCCGCCAACTATCAGGCAGAAAGATTGTTTTGTTGTTATCGGAATTTACCTCGTCCATAATTCGGACAGAAGCTAACTTGTCGCCTTCCATGGAAACAAAACTAGTTTCCAAATATTTATGTCTTCCTGGAATGGCTAGAGCTGGAAACTTAAATCCATCTTCACTGTCATCCTCGTATGCTTCTCCCCATTCATGGTCACAAAAACCATCTGCAGCCCAATTCTGCCCACAAATGAGACAGTGTGCGGCACCTGGAGATCTGAAGTTAGTAGATACTGCATCGAATCTACCATCTCGTATTTGTTCGATAGTCTCTTTGTCAAACACATCACCGACAAGCTCTATGTGACCTAGACCCTTCCAGTCATCTTGTTGAAAGACACCTTTGCGCCACAAGTTACGAATAGACTTAACTTGGTCTTTAATAGGAGCACTACTGGACATAAGGTTAATAACGTCCGGGTTGTTGTGTAGCTCATCTGGTACTGTTGGTACAAATCGGGCTCCACGAATAACACCAACTGGATCTGCTTCTGGGTTGTGATGCTTTAAAAGTTTTGTGGGTTTTTCGCCGGTACGGAAAGTAGAAACTCCTTCTGCCATACGAGAAGGGATATAAAAACGTTTGTTTTCATTTAATAGACCAGAATGTGTGGCCTCCATAACGATACGCAGACCATGACCGGTAGCATATGTATTGCCGCCCATATAGTCTTTCCACTCTTTAATTTGATTATCATTAGGCTTTGTCAGCTTTAAATAATCAGTAAAATCAAATTTTAGTGTCATATTTTTTAACACTCCTTATGCCTTACGCTCCATAGTGCATGTGCAATGTGGATGTAAAGGCGGCAACTCTTCAAAAATTATAACATCAGTATCATTATATATCAAAACTTGATCACACATATCACAATTTTCGGAACTATGCCGGGAAGATACGATTTCTTGGAACCCTCGAATGCGATACCCACTAGCCTTCCCATAGTTGTAAGCCCTCATTATTTCACTGTTATCTATAGAAACAGACCTGTAATTCAAGGCATCTAAAACTAAACCAGCTAGCACAGCATTTATATCATTAAAATTTTTAGATTTTATAATATGACGATCTAATTGAGCAATAACATCTTTTCTTAATTTGTCTACATAATATGAAATGTGATCATTAATCTTATTATCTGCTACATCAGAACGAACTTCCCATGGCTGTGCGCCAGCATCCTGTAAGCCTAACCTATATGCCTTTTGTCCAAGAGAGACTAGTTTGTCCTTAGATGCACTAAAAGCTGAATCAATTAAGAGCTTTAGCTCTGGCATGACTGTCCCACGAGCACGAATATAAGTATCTAGATCATTCGATAAGTCGTCATACATTGATTTAACAGGAGGGTTCTGTATGTATATAACATTTAACGATGGAATGGTATTTCTCATTCCAAAAGAATCCTTGTTAACTTTTGCAGCTGGTCTAGAGCCATGTTGATTGGCAGGTTTATTTTTATTAGAGACAGAGCCACCACCAGCAGATTTGCTTTTGTTAGCTGATGATCTGGATTTAACTTCTGCTTTAGAGGCATCGGTTCCAGGTTCATCTAAAGATTGAAGAATAATTTTATCTCTATCGAATAAGCCATAACTTGTATTAGCAAAGTCTCCATCACCCTTAACAAACATTTTTGGTTTGGTAGTAGCAGTTGGCCACCCGTCACCCACAAATGGTTCGTGACCCATACCAGTACGCATTTCATCGTGAGTGATACCGTTCTTTAAGAAAACATCCACAAGATGATTCTCTTTTGCCTGACGAAACTCAAAGTCTATTTCATTAAAACGTAGATATACTTCATTCTCTTCATCAAAGATAGAGGCATTTGGGAATGTGCTTTCAAGGATTAGTTCGCGGATAACAAAAGCTTCAAATTGTGTAGAAAACTCTTTCTGGTCTGCTTTTGTATCATCTATAAGATTTCTAGACATTGTTTGGGCGGTTGACCTCGAAGCCGAGCCGCCTTCACCCATATCCACAGAGCTATTACCTAGACCTGTAAATATTCGCTGCTTAAAATGCTCTATTACTTTATCAACAGCGACTACTGAACCTTGTGAGCCAACAGCAGTAATTTTATGGCGTTCAGGAGTAATCCAACAGCCATCAGATGGCATTTGAGATACTTTTAATTGGACTTCTTGTACCTCATCTGTACCGTCATAATAAACCTTGGCTGGCTCATTATCTGTACCAACCTGATAATGAAACAGAGGAAACAGATGTTGATATACCAACAATTCTACATTTTCTTCAATTCTTCTCAATGCGCGAATATCATCCTTAACTG